ATTAGGCAGTTTCCTTTTACTATTGATGAGGCTATGCGTGATAGTATTACTGGGTCTACTTTTAATATCGGGAGGATATACGAGCAGATAGAACACAATCAAGAGTTGTTCCCTAACCCTGTGGTTCGTGGAAACTTTAGCTGGAAAGAAGGTGTTAGCGACAAAGAAGTTGTGTTTAGCCCAAACAAAGAAGGTAGATGGCGTGTAGCTTGGATGCCCAAACCAGAAGACAGAAACAAACACAGAATAATAAACGGTAAAAAGCACCCAGCTAATGACCATATAGGCGTGGGCGGTGTTGATAGCTATGACTTGGATTCAACGACAGATAACAGAGGTTCAAAAGGAGCTTGCCATCTTTATAATAAATTCAACATGGCTGCACCAGCAAATATGTTTGTCGCTGAGTATGCCTCTCGTCCACCTTTGGCACGTATCTTTTATGAGGATGTTTTGCTTGCTGCTGTATTTTATGGATACCCACTCCTTATTGAAAACAACAAATACGGTATTGTAAGGCACTTTGAAGCAAGGGGATACGAAGAGTACGTAATGAAAAGACCAGACCATTTAAAGTCTCCTAATGCCGCACAAAACACAAAAACTCGTGGTATACCTTCTAACTCTGTGGACGTTATTCAAGCTCACGCTCACGCTATAGAAGCGTACATAGAAGAACACGTAGGTATAAACCAAGAAACTGGTGAGATGGGTAAGATGTATTTCGACAGAACCCTTGAAGATTGGATTGGATACAAGATAGATAATCGTACCAAATATGATTTAACAATATCAAGCGGTCTTGCTTTATTAGGGGCGCAAAAAACAACAGTTAAAAAGAAAAAATCTCAGTTTAACGATAAGAAGTTTTTTAGACGATATAAGAGCGAAATAACAAGATAAATACCAGTTCTTTAATTTTGTATCTTTGCAAGGAAGTATTCTGCGAAAGGCTATGTACAATAAAAACAACGAACAAGGAAAGTACGGTAACTTTCCAGACCCATTTGCACACTATGGAAAAAAGTCTACTAAGGCTTACGGTCTAAAGTATGCTAAAGCCATTGAAAAACAATGGGGCAACTCTGACGATGAAAGAAGTCTTTTTAGAAGAAGATTAAAAGACTTTGAAACAAATCGTGATTATGCAAATGGAACTCAAGATACTTCTATCTACAAACAGATTTTAAACTCATTAGACCCTAATAACGGGGACGGTACGTTGCTAAACCTTGATTGGTCTCCAGTGCCTATCGTCCCTAAGTTTGTAAAAATTGTTGTAAACAACATACTATCTAAAAAACCATATCCAAACGTAAAAGCCATTGACCCTTTATCACAGTCTGAAAAAGAAGACGAAAAGGCGAAAAAAATATTTCAGATAGAAAATAAAGAAATGATTTCTGAACTCCAGAACATGGGGGTAGAAACAAATGTTGATTTAAAGGATATTCCAGAAACAACAGAAGAGGCTGAGATATTCATGGATACCAATATTAAAACAGCAGCAGAAATTGCTGCTCAGATTGGTACTAACATGACATTAGAGTGGAATGACTTTGACCAGCGTATATATCGTAGGTCAGTTAACGACATAGTGGCTTGTGGTATGGCTGTTATCAAAAGAAACAACGACCCTAACTATGGAATTACAGAAGAGTACATCGACCCAGCATTTTTCTTCCATAGCTACACCGAAGACCCTACATTTAGCGACCTCATTTATGCAGGACACATCAAAAAAATTAGCATTTCTGAACTCAAACGTATCGCTCGTGATGAGTTTAGTGAAGAAGAATATGCTAAAATTGCCCAGAAAGTAAAAAACAAATATCAAAACAGAGCAGATAAACTAAGCTATAAATACTACGATGAAACTCTAGACCGCACAACTTACGGATACGATGAGTTTATTGTAGAGGTTATGGACTTTGAATTCATGTCTACTGATGACATGATGTTTGAAGAAAAAAGCTCTAAGTTTGGAAACACAGGATTTTATTATAAAGGCTTTGAATACACACCGCCTAAAGAATCTGTATACGACAGAAAGCCTTCAAACATGAGTATTCAAACTGTGTTTGGTGGTAGCTTAGTTGTGGGTTGTGACTACATATATGGGTACGGTCAAAAAACAAATGTTCCTAAAAATGTACATGACCTTACAAAAGCTAGACTTTCGTACTCTGTGGTTGCTACCAATCTAAGAAGAATGATGCCTAAGTCTTTAGTAGGTTCTGTAATCGGTTTCGCTGACCAACTACAGCTTTCTCATTTAAAGCTTCAACAGGCTATTGCTAAAGCCAAACCAGACGGTCTTATCGTAGATATTGAAGGACTAGAAAACGTACAACTAGGAAAAGGTGGTGAGCTAGAACCTTTAGATATTCAAGATATATATGAACAGACAGGTGTATTCTATTACAGAAGCAAGAATCCCGAAGGAGGATTCCAAAATCCGCCAGTTCGTTCTTTGGATAACAGCATTCGTAATATCAATGAGCTTATCGGTATCTATAATCATAACCTTCGCCTTATTCGTGATACAACAGGGATAAACGAAGCTATGGATGGAACTTCTCCAAAAGGAGAGCAATTGGTGGGTGTTAGACAACAAGCTATCGCTGCTGGTAATAATGCAATTTATGACATTATGAACGCTTCTGTTTACCTTTATGGAAAGGTATGTGAAGATGTAATTAAATGTCTTCAGATTATTCCTTTAAAGTCTGTTCTTTTTAAAATGTATGAAAGAGCTATAGGAAAAACAAATATGTCTGTTCTTGCATCTTTTTCAAATTTACCCATGTATAATTTTGGCGTAAAGATTCAGACTGAAATGGATGACACGGAAAAAGCTTATTTAGAACAAAACATTCAAGTTGCTTTATCTCAGAAAGAAATAGACTTAGAAGATGCTATAGCTGTAAGACAACTAAAAGATATAGACCAAGCAGAAAGGCTGTTAATTATCAGGCGTAAAAAGAGAATAGCCTCAATGCAAAAAATGGCACAACAAAACTCCCAGATGCAAGCCCAAGCAAATGCTCAAGCTGCTCAGATGGCATCTCAAGGAAAAATGCAGGAAATACAGATGCAGTCTCAAGCTGATATTGCTAAAATCCAAGCAGAAGCTCAAGCTAAAGCTCAACTTATTCAATTAGAATATCAGTTAAAGGGTCAAATTGAAGGAATAAAAATTCAGACTCAGACTCAGACTAAACAGTCTGAAATGATGTTCAGACAAAAACTAGAGTCTGACAAAGAAACAGCTAAAGACAAAAGAGTCAAAAAACAAGCTATAGAGCAGTCTAAGCTTATATCTCAAAGACAAGGACAAAGAGGAGAACTTAAAGAGAATCCTGAGTCTGTTGATTTTAAAGACTTAATAAAATAACTAACTTTGTAAAAAAATAAATAATGAGTAAGAATTTTACAAATAACGCTATAAACCAGCAAACATTTGGTGCAGCAGGATTTGAATATATTGATGATGCATCAGACAATACTGGTGATTTCGTTGCTATTACAGTTGTAGAAGAAGCTACGGTAGGTAATTATAATAATAGTGGTAAAGGTATAGTAGCTACAACTGGCGATAGTTTAGCTCCTAGCGTTGTACTTCCTACTGGAATAACTATTTACGGTGACTTTACCGTAATTAAATTATCTGCTGGAAAAGTAATAGCATACAATAGAGCATTAGGATAATATGTTAGGATTAGGTCTTTCTTTAGCTAAAACTTCTTTTGTAGACAACTACGAATACCATTCTTCTTATCAAGCCTTGATTGACCAAGCACAAACAGATGGTGTCGCAGTACCTTCTTTGCGTTATCGCAAGTTACAAGACCAGCTAGTAAGGCAATTGGTTTCAGATGGAATTTGGTCTTTAATGGACAATTTGTACTTTTTTGCAAATGGAAATGGAAGTCAAGATTTTGCTCTATATAATGTAGTGAATCCAACAGGAACAAAAGCTACACTTTCTAGTGCAGCACCAACATTTGATGCTTCTGAGGGTTTTACGGGTAATTCATCTACAACCACATTTATTAGCACCAGTAAAAAAACCAACGACCAAACTGGTAACTATATTTTTTATGATGCTAACTCAATTAATCTTGGTTCTTTTGGAGCTTGGACTTATAACACAAAAGAAGACGGAGCAAAATCTTTAATGGGAACTAATGTTTCTCATAATACAATTCAAGGAGGTGGTGCTAAAATTCAAGGATTGTCTGTTCCTTCAAGTTTATTAACTACTCGTGTTTCTGGTTTATATCACTTAAATTTATCATCAGAAACTAATGATACTCGAAGAACCTTAAAGTTTTTTAAAAATGGAGCTGCTCCATCGCAAACTTTTATATCATCCCCACAGACTGGACTTGTTGATAGTTTTTATATACTTGCTAATAATGAAGTAGGACATAATGCTAGTAACGATACCGTTTCTATTGCCTTTATTGGTGCTGATATGGCGGCAGATAATTTATACAGCAAACTATACAACGCTTTAAATACATACATGAGTAGTCTTTAATATTATGGCATCAGTAAACTTAGACATAGCACAACGATTAGATATTACCTGTAGAAAACGTGATACATTTTCTCTTACACTTAATTTCACAGATTCTTCTGGAACAGCTATAAATCTTGATAGCTACGATTTTAAATTAGATGTAAGGGATGCTACAAACAACTCTGATATTATTGCTGACACTGTATTTGATTATGCAGGTAATTCAAGTGGTGAACTTGTTGTTTCTGCTACATCTGCAGAAATGGATGTAAATTCTGGTGTTTATATATACGATTTGCAAACAACATTAAGCGGAACTGTTACTAC